GTAAAAAGGCGTTAATATAGATCTTAACAATCGATAGATTATTAAGATCTATATTAAGTATTTTATGGTAAATAACGATTATGTTTAATGCTCACAGTAAGGCCCTTAAATTTAAAATCTGCAGGGGAATAGGAGCATACTCAGACAACATTTAGCGTACAGCAATAAGCAATTTAACATAACACATATAATGCGCACTGTAATGGTGATTCCTGTGGACTTGCAATCACTAAGGCTAATCCAGTGCAAGCCATTGAGATTCCTGACAATCCAAGCCCATTAAACTTTTTTGCAATTCCTTCCCATACTGCTTTTATCTGCGGATTATCATTGCGATCAGCGTGACAACCCAACAATGCAATCTCAGGGTCTAAACCTGATTGCTCTGCAAGAAAAATTGCTTGTGTATCAGTCATATAACGCTTTCCTTTGCGGAAATCACTGATTCTCTGCGGCGGCACATTCATATCCGCTGCAATTTGTTTGTCTTGTACGTAACTTTGAGCCTTTTTGTAGGCATCTAATAGTTTGTTCTGATACATACCGCTTCCTCCGTTTCCGTCAGTTTAGCTGATCAATCACCATTTTTGGTGTCTTGCGCTAACCAATTTTGGTGATTACGCTACTAACCAAATTTGGTTATTCAATCAGTATCAGACCGCCTTAGCTATGGGCGTTTGCCCTTGACGCTTTCGCGCTTGGCTTTGGCGGTCGCTCTCTCAACTAGTCAAGGTGGTTGATTATGGAACGCGACAAAACATTTGAACTGTTATGTATGTTAGCTGGGCTACTAGCTATCGCGTTTGTTTTCTATGGTCGCGCGAATTTCGATGCTCCTGCGAGTACTTACGCTCAAGTTCGTATCTGGATTGAAAAAGAGCCATCCGCTATTCCAATGCTTAACGGGTTCATGTCTGACGGCAAGCTTACACAAAACGAAGTTGATGAGCTTCGTGTTTACGTTGAAGACGCACCAAAACGCGCCCTTATTTCAAAAACAGTTGAGGCTCAATAATGCGTGAACTTGTTATTGATTTGGCATCAGGCAAACAAGAATGGATTGATTTTGTTCCTGTCCATTCTTGGGCTTCATGTGAGCACATTCCTGACAACTTATTCGACCACCGTTTTGAGTACGTCGACCACAGATTCACAACGCCTGAGGATTTCATTCCGTCGGCAGTGAAATCGGCAATGAGTGCGCCAATCTACTCACACGACCTGTCAGATTTTATTGAGCGCCCTACTTCTAACCCTTGTTTGAGTTTGCCGAAATCATTACACCGTAACGGCGACTTCGCTCGACACATGGCACGCGCTTACACCGACATCCTGAAAACACGCAACGCTTTGGAAGCTGTACGCGCAGTTAACGACGCTCACGACCGTTTGACTGAGCACGGCTACAGCTACGCGATGTCAGATGAGCAAATTACTAATCTAGCCAAGCGCAAATCACGCGACTTTTCTCGCGTGTTAAGTGCGATTCCTCTTGAAGAATCACAAGCGCGTTTTGATAAAGCGGTTCAGCTTCTTGATTCATTAGGCTTGGCATTCTCACCTGAGCAAATTCAATACGCAGAAAACAACTGTGAGCTTTTCGCATTGGTGAACCGTGCGCTTGATGAGCATTGGCTTGTTCGTCAACTGCGCCGTAAATGTGCTTACGAGGTTGAATGTGTTGCGCGTGATTTAGCACTTGTTCAACGCCGTAAGCAAGTTTACTGCTCGGATTTTTCTCTAAACCGTCAACGTGATCGCAATACGTCTAACCGCATCGCGCTAGAAAACACGATTGCTTACGATGAGGCTGACCCGTCTAACTACTTCACACTCAGTGAGTTATCGGCTAAGTCGGTTTCTAACGCTGAGATTCGCCGCGCTGAAATGTTCGTTCGTCTGCGTGGCTTTGAGGAAATCGCTCAAGAATCGAATCACGATGCGGTGTTCTTCACTGTGACGGCTCCGTCTCGTTTTCACTCTGTTTCTAAAGGCGACATCAACCCGAAATGGCTTGAGGCTGGCAAGCCTGATGCGAAAGCGGCTCACGCTTACCTAATGGGCGTTTGGGCAAATCTTCGTAAGTCGATTGATAAGAGCAAAATCAAGGTTTACGGGATGCGCATTGTCGAGCCTCACCAAGACGGCACACCGCATCACCACTTGTTGCTGTTCATGGAGAAATCCGCACGCAAATTTGTGACGTCTGAGTTTCGTCGTCTTGCTATGGCTGACTCTCCTGACGAAAAAGGCGCAAAGAAAGCCCGTTTCAAAGCCGAAGTTATCGACTGGTCGCAAGGTTCAGCCGTTGGTTATGTCGCTAAGTACCTGAGCAAAAACATCGACGGTCAGCACATTGATTCTGACAAAGGCTCGTCTTTGTCAGGCTCAGATGCGGCGGAACGTGTCGTAACTTGGGCACGTGTGAATCAAATTCGTCAATTTCAATTTATTGGTGGTCCATCTGTCACGGTATGGCGTGAGCTTCGTCGTCTTCGTGATGAATTCAAAGAGGACGATGCTTTGTTTACAGATTTATCTCAAGACGAACACTTTCTATTAGAAAAGGTTCGCCGCTCTGCTGATGAGGGCGACTGGAAAGCGTTTTGTTACGCAATGGGCGGTGTGTTCGTTAAGCGCAAAGACCAACCAGTAAAAGCGGAATACTCCGTTTCAACCTCTATCGAAAAACTGATTGCTTCGGGCGGTGAATACTCATCGACTCGCTACGGTGATATGGCTCAAGCGCGTTTGAATGGCTTGATGTTCCATAAGATTTTTATCGCGACTCGCTTCCGTACTTGGAAGACTGAGAACAAAGAGCAATTCATCCGTGCTCAACAAGGCATCATGTCTAACGTGGTCGATTACTTTGACGCGCTAGAACGTGAAAAAGAATACGAGCGTATGTATGACGACCTTTACGAGCAATACGAAAAACACCTAGCGCTCTATGACGAAATGGAAGCGCTGTTGCTCACCGACCCTCAGGAAATTAATGCGTCGTGTTGGGTGGGCGCAGCCCCGCCCGACATGATGCATTAATTTCCCTTGGACTTGTGTCAATAACTGTCATTTCAATTTTCAACTAACCAACAACGTAAAAATAAGGGCAAAACACTATGAGAATGGAAGGTTTAATTCTAGATGCTTCGGACATCGTTCAAGAAACCAAAACAGACCGTAACGGCGAACAAAAGCAAAACGGCAAGCTGCGTCTTATCACGACCAACCCGACAGACACCATTGAAGTACGTGTCTCTCCTGAGCTTTGGGAAAACGGCAAAGCTGGCGAACTGCTCAAGCGCTGTGTGGGCAATCGCATGATGTTTGATGTGGAACACAAGAAATTCAGCTTTGGTAACGATGAGGGTAAACACGTCTCTATCGACGGTTTCCACCTCTACGCCCTACCTCAACTTAATGAAAAGTAAGGGCTAAATCATGACCGAGACGCAATTTGCAGAGCTAATGGCTCGACTCGATAACTTTCAGTTAATGGTGTTCTTAGGCATTTGCTTCTTGTTAGTTGCGCTCGGTTGGATGGTTGGAGGACAAAGATAAATGCTGTCATCAGAGTTCATGCTCGGCTGTTTCGCGACAGCCTTTATCCTTGGCTTCTCGATTGGCTTCCACATTCTCGGATTCAAGAAAGCGGCTGAGGTTTCAACTTCTTCATAAACCATAACATAGGAAATAAGACTATGGAAAAGCAAAGCAAAGTACGCGCAGCAATGGCTAAGGCTGGCGCAGTAGTAACGGCAAAACGTGCGGCATTTGGTGGTGCACTTCTTATGGCGGCATCTTCTGCGAATGCAGCACTGCCAGAAGTGGCAACACAAGCCTTTAGCACACTCGCAAGTTACGTCACTGAAATGCTCACCTCGACATGGGGCATCGCCGTGCCAATGACGGTCGGCTTTATCGGCATCAAGCTATTCAAGAAAGGTGCAAACAAAGCAACGTAATTCTAGCGGTTGTTTTATACACCCATTGGTCAACGCCTCCGAATGGGGGCGTTATTTTTCACGAGGAATATTTACAAATGAACATTAAACAAAGCATAGCGTCACTGATTATTTTACTGGGTGTTTTGTTTAGTGCTTTTAATGTAAGCGCCGCTCAACCTACTTACAGCGCTAGCGATGTTGCCGCTTATCCTAACTGTAACTTGTCCTTGGGTAAGAGAGTTAACCCTTACTCGTATGTCTCTTGTTATGAAAATAAGTTTGTTAACTACAAAGACTTCTATACGAAGTCATGCTCTATAGAGAGTAGTAAATTCGCTTTAATGATTATTTGTAACACAACCAGTCCCAGTTACCCGAGATATCACGCTGCAACGTTTCTTCATCGTACCGCTAAGTGTCCAGCAGATCATGAAAGAATAGAAGATGGTGATGGTTACACCTGTGAGCCTATCGTTCCTGCATGTGAGTTTGGCGAAAACCCTGACGGCACTTGTATGGATGCCTGTCAGTTCAAGCAATCCATTGATGACAAACAATCACTTCACTGGTCGGCTTATGTTTATGGTGAGCAAGTGACGGGGGCGTGTTATGGTGATTTTGGCGCAACCCGTTGTGAGCTTGAGCGTATTCCAAATGACACTACGCTTTGTACCGATGTCGACTCCGGTGAGTTCACTCAAAACACGCGATGTCACGGTAAGTTTCAATTCACTGGTAATCAGTGTGATGGTGGTACGCTGTTTTGGGGTAAAGATGGTCCTGACACCCCTATTATTCCCGATGATCCAATTCACGACCCTGACGACCCAACGGGCGACATCGAAGACCCTAGCGTATTGCCTGACGGCTCAACCAATACGGTTAACCCACCCGATACTGACGCGGAGCCAGAAGTCGAAGACCCTGACACGGATGAATCAACCGATAAGGGCGTTGTCAGTGCGATTAAAGGGCTTAACTCGGATGTGAACAAGGCACTTAACGCACTAAACGTCGACCTCAATCAATCGAGCGCTGATATTCAAAACCAAATCATTGCGCTCAATGCGTCGATGGTGACTAACACCCAAGCGATTCAAAAGCAGCAAATCAACGACAACAAGATTTACGAAAACACTAAGGCGCTGATTCAGCAAGCTAACGGTGACATCACGACGGCGGTCAATCGAAACACCAACTCTGTTGGTGAGGTGGTTAAAGGACTCGATGATTTGCAAACCACTAACGCTGATGGATTTGCGGAGTTATCGGACAAGCTCGACGACCTCAAGCCTTGTGAGCCTACCGAGGAAAACAACTATTGTGAAAACCCTCATGGTTTAGGTTCGGATTATGTCGGTGATGTACTGACTCAAGCAGATAAAGCCGTGTCCGGTGCGATGAATTCCTATGAAAAGACCGTGACCGATGCGGCAAACGATTTGATTGAGAAGAATCTGACGGCAGAGTCTGAGGGGCATATTAATGCTATATCGGATTCGTTTTTGAGTGTGTTACCTAAGCCTACGCCCTGCATGAATCTATCTTTGCCTACGCTTGGCGGTGGTCGCGCTTCTATCTCTTGTGAGTTTTCGCAGAAACTCAAAATGATCATCTCAATTCTGATTTACATCTACACGATTAAGACGCTTGTTGAAATCCTGCTGACTGAGGTCACGCCTGTACCAAGTAACAAGCCAGGTTCGGGGAGATATTACTAATGATTCAGCTATTACCAATTGTCAGCACCATTGGGACGGCGTTGCGCCTCCCTGCTCTGGTTGCCTTTATCTCTCAGATAGCGACCACGTTATTTGGTTGGTTTTTCATTGCGAAAGCACGAAATGTCACGATTAACTTGGTCATTTTAACGCTGCTAATCGGTTTGACCGTCACCCTCACCTTGGCGATTTACACCCTTGCAACGGGTCTGTCTTATGTTGCGCCTCCAATGTGGTCACAAGCAGCGGGTATGTTCATCCCTAATAACGCCGTGCCTTGTGTGAGTGCGATTTACTCGGCGCGTCTGCTGCGTTGGGTGTGGGAGTGGAAGTTCTACGCGATTGTGAGGGCGACGTAATGGCATCGGTCTACTTTGTCACGGGTAAGCTCGGCTCAGGCAAAACACTAACGGCGGTCGGTAAGATTCGTGAGGCGTTTATGCGCGGTGTGCCTGTGGCGACAAACCTCGATATCAACTTGAAAGAAATGCTTGGACGCAACAAGCGCAATACTCGCCTTTATCGTCTGCCGGACAAGCCTCAGGTAGAAGATTTGATGGTGATTGGCTCAGCAAACAAGAGCTATGACACCAAAAAAGACGGTTTGATTGTGCTCGATGAGTGCGGAACGTGGTTTAACTCGCGCACATGGAACGACAAGAATCGACAAAAGTTAATTGATCACCTTTTGCATATTCGAAAGCTTGGATGGGATGTGATTTTCATCGTTCAAGACATTTCGATTGTTGATAAACAAGCGCGTCTCGCGCTGGCTGAACACACCGTGTTTTGTCGTCGTTTGGACCGTCTTCAAGTCCCTATCATCTCGACTGCGGTATCCGTTATGACACTCGGTCAACTCAAGTTGAAAATGCCTAAGCTGCACGTTGGCATTGTGAAATATGGTGACAACGCAAACTCACTCACCGTCGACAAATGGATGCTTTGGGGCACGGACTTATACAGCTCTTACGACACTAAGCAGATGTTTAGAAACAACTATGAGGACGGCGTTTATTCAGTATTGCCGCCCTACTATACCCACGGACGTTACACTGTCCCGTATACGTTGAGAAATATCATGCGCATTACGAAAATCTATCTCCGCAAATACTCTAGATTCAGTGTGTTTGCGGCAGGTGTCGCCGTCTCGTTTGCGGTGTTCACCTTAGTTGGCACGCCGAACATGTCGACGGAACCCGAAACGGCTCAAGCCGCAGTGCCTCGCGAGTCATTGAGTGACTTGCTCGATGGCTATCGAATCGAATCTTCAATGAATCCCCCAAACGTTGCCCCGTCTTTTGTGCTGGTTAAGGACGATGTGCGTCTGTCGTCGTCGCAACTATACGCAAAAGGCTTTACGGCTCAATCTAACGGCTCTTGCTCCATTACGGTGAGTGGCAACGGTCAATCATTCAAAGTCATGTGCTAGGGAAAAAGGTGCGCTTTATGTCATGGATAATCGCAAAACTCACAGCTTTTCTTTCAGAAATACAAAAAGAATTTTATTGCGCCGGAGGCTCACTGTTTGCGCGCTCATTACTTATCATGCGCTGTGGTAAAGTTGAGAAACAAACAACGGCTTGTTCCAACTTTTCCACATCAAGCATTACCACTTTACTGCTTACGTGCGCCCTGCTCAGCTCGCCTTCTTTTGCCGCAAGCTCTGCGCCTTTTGAGGCAAAGAACACACCGATTGGAGACTTTGCATCGTGGTTCTCGGTTCACACTGGAAACACAGTTGTGCTCGGTCATGGTGTCACTGGTGAGGTCAGCTTTACCGCACCGGATTTGAAAGATGAGGACTATCCAGCCTTTTTCCTTTCGGTACTTCGTGCGCACGGCTACGAGCTTACACACGACCACGGCGTTTTTACCATCATTGCCGACGCGAACAAGGTGGAAACGTTCGAACCCTCTCAGGTGAAGCTGTACTTCTTTGAGAATGTTCGAAATACCAAGGTCGTTGACTTAATTTCCTCGATGCTTGCTGCAACGCAGAATCAAACACTGAACAACAAAGCGATTAAAAATTACAAAGTTGAGGTGCTACCGACCACAAACAGCATTATCGTGACTGGCTCTGAGAACCAATTGAAGCACATTGATGTGCTTATCAAAGGGATTGATAGACCACAAAAGCAAGTCTTTATCGAGGCGGTAATTACTGAAACTGAGCTCGGAGACTCTCAGGAAGTCGGCGTGAATATGGACTTGGCACTGAGTGAGGCTGGCTTTGTTTCGCAACCGACCGCAATCAAGAAAGCCGTTGATAACCTGCTGTTCTATGAGGGCGGTGATTTTAACGCGCTTATCAAAGCCGTATCAAAGAATCAGAATACTAAGCTCTTATCGCGTCCAAACATGTTCATTATGGACAGGGAGCGCGGTTACATCACGGTTGGTCAGAACGTTCCGTTCCTCACTTCGTCTGAGCTAACTGATGGCGGTAATCGAGTCCAGCAAATTGAACGCAAGGATGTGGGCGTGTCACTTGAAGTTGTACCGCATGTAATTGGTGATCATGTTGTGTTGCAGATTATGCAAAAATCCGACTCGGTAACGGATTCCTCTATCGCATCCGACATCATCACCAATACGCGAACACTGCAAACCGTGGTCAAGGTCAAAGACCGCCAAACGATCTCTTTAGGGGGCTTGATTTCCCAAGAGCAGCGCGACTCGGTAAGCGGTGTACCTGTCTTGATGGATGTTCCGTTACTTGGTGCGTTATTCCGGTCAGAAAAAACCAATACGGTAGATAAAGAACTTAAAGTAACGATAAGAACGACCATTCTTTAATGTATTGCTTCTCACAAAAACATATGCACATTGATGCCATTTGGAGTGTTAGCTGTTACGTTGAGGCTTCGCCAAATATTTTAATATAGAGGGAAAAATGGACTTAAAGATTGTTGAAATTAAAAACGATGGAACACTAAATGACGAGTATGTGAAGCTTTCTGTCGTTAAGGATTGTAATCTCGTGTCTTATCTTATTACTGATACTACTTACGTCAGTGAAACGACATACTCGAATAAATTGCGCCATGTTTACTGGCTCCCTAGAACTGATGTGAAAAAAGGTGACACGGTAATAGTATACTCCGGAAAAGGTAAACGTGATTCCAAAAATGGAATCCACTCATTTTACTGGGGTTTAGAAAAATCAGTTTGGAATAATAAAGGGGACGCAGCCCTTTTGTTTGAAGTTAACCAATGGAAATCTAAAAAAGCTTAAATTTCATGTAAATATTTTTAATTGTTGTTTTATTTAACTATTGCCCATTAATTTATCTATGTTAATGAACACTATACATCCCTACAAACTCCAACTAGATTAACTCTAGTTATATTTTATTTTTATAAAAAGGAATTACAAATGGGAAATAAAGCATATCAATCTCAAAAGAAGTCTCTCGAATACACTAAGGGAGAAATTGATAGAGCAGCCGAATCAATACGTAAAGGTTGTAATCAAGTAGAGCGAGAAGGCGCTATAAAAGCGATACAAAATTTTCGTGAAGTACATTTATACCCTTTAATGCTTATGAAAAATCATGTGGTTCGTACAGCAAATAGAGTCAATAAAAAAATCATTGTAGCCCGAAGACTTAAACGTTTACCTACAATAATTAACAAACTCGAACGAAGTACGCTTGATGGTAAAACAGAAAATAAAATAAAATTCACCCGTATGCAAGACATTGGTGGGTGTCGTGCAATTGTCAAAGACCTAGAGCAATTAAAGAAATTAAAGAGAAAGTTAGAGTCAAGCAAGTCAGTCCACACCATAATACGAACTAATGACTATCTAATACCTAAAGATAGTGGCTATGGTGGAGTTCACTTGATTTATAGTTGTTTTGAAGGCTCTGAAAGCCGTACTCCTTGGACTAAATTGAAAATCGAAGTACAACTAAGGACCGAGCTTCAACACAACTGGGCAACATCTTTGGAAATTATCGATATTGTAGAAGGCCTCAATCTAAAAACCAGCACGGAAAACCATAATTCATGGAGGAGCTTTTTCTCCATTGCAGGAAAGCTCGTAGCACATAAGGAGGGAGCTTTATTCCTTGAAAAAAGTCAATACAACCTTTATTTATTAAAGCTATTTAGGTATGAAATGGAACTTAACGCACTGTCAGTCTTAGGCCGCTCAGCAATAGCAATTAACAGCGCAACGAATAAAGCTAATCTTGGAAAGTTTCCTAAGAGCTCAACAGGAATGTTTCTACTTGATTATAAGTTTATTGATTCCCACCTAGAAATGAGAATTAGGCACTTCAACTCAAAAAACGTCGATAATGCTCTACGTGAATTAGCAAAAAGTGAAGCAGATAAAGAAATAAATATTTCTGTACTATTATCTTCTGAAGATGCTAGAAACTTGAAAAAAGCATATCCAAACTACTTTGGTTCAACATCCGAATTTATGAAATTTATTAGCAATGAGATTTCTAATCTAGAAGATGAAATAGAGTTTGGAGAGGATCATTTTAAGCTAAATGATAAGACTTTTCATTTAGATAGTTCAGCATTGTCTTATGCTGAAGGCTATTTCGAAAGAATTAGAAGCATATCATAAAAAGGCTCCTAAAGGAGCCTGCTAAAAATTATTCAGCGTTTTAACTCGTGTGACATACTCGACAACAATGTGCACAACCGTTAGATTTCCTATATATTTTCTTCGCTTCCCTTACTGCTTCTAAGCAACTTGTAAACACCCCTAACATATGTCTATTCTCTTCTAATGGCAACCATTTACATTCGTGTGTATGCACTTCATGGTCACCATTGCTTTGAGCTCTCTTATTTACATAGTAAATCGACATTGCACACTTATCTCCCATATGTCATCACCATTAATATTTAATATAGATGCCATACTTGAACTGTAAAGTCTGCTATAGGAATTATTGTTACATCATTTTTTTTAACGACCGTGCGTACTTCAAAATTTGGCCGGCTGCTTCTAAATCGGTTAGTGCACCTATCTCTAATAGTGCAATACCTGTCAAAACTTGTTGGGCTGTCACTAATTGACCAGTTGGAAGTTCTAACCTGTCATAGTGCATTTTAAAGTGCTCCCATTGTTCTGATGGGCTCAGTTCCCTTCCCTTTGTCATTCGCATAAGTCGTTTACACTCCGGTGGAATAGTTTTTCCCTTATCCCATTCTTTGACCGTTCTCACAGTTTTTAAACAAAGTTCAGCAGCTTGTTCGACGGATAAACCACATTCAAATTCACGAAAAATATAGTTTTTAGTCATTTCGTGATACTTCATTGAATAGTCCCTCAAAAGAGAGACATTTTATAGGACTGGCATATGCAATCGAATTCAACATAAGCAGATATAATGCGTACCAAGGGGGGGTCTCAAAGCAATAATGTCCGGTTTTAGCTACTTTAAAATGTCCTCCTAAGATTAATAACATTGTTTGCGTTTGAGGCTTTAACCGAGGTTCCTGTGGACTTGCAATCGCTAGTTTGGTTTGTGGTTATGCTTACGAAGCAAATCAAATCGCTCTAATCGCTCCGCAACGAAATCTGCCAAAAATCACGAGCTCAGTTCACTCGCTCTTAATCAAGGCGTTCTGAAACATTTATAAGCCTGTAGTTATATGGAGGCGAATGTACTTTTCGGGGTATTTGTAACGATAGCGTTTTCCTTTCTTCAAGTTGGACTTAACGTACCTACACACTTTTTGGTCACCACTACTGGTTACTCTTTTTATTACTGCGTTTTTACTTTTGTGCTCCATTTCTATCATGACGTCACAATAACCTTGATAGCCATCAAACTTATTGTCTACTTTCTTTTGAAGCTTAGTCTTAATCTTTTTAGCCAACAGGTTCGTTTCTGAATCGTCAGCAAAAACTGAATTACTTGCAAAGATCAATATCATTAA